TTATCGGGTACGCCTGTTTCTATCCACCAATATTGATTCAATTTCTTTTCCTTCTTTTCCCTAAGAGAGCGAGCGTAAGCTCCGCTCTCTCTTTAGTACTAGCTAGTCTGTGTTAGTAATTATTACTATGGTTTAGAGACATTTTTACTAAGGGGTTGTGACATTTTTACTAACCCCCCCTACACTAATCATGGCAAAAACAATCCACACTTTCATCATCAAAAAATAAATTTTGCTGTTTATCTTCTTCATTTTTTATCTCAATCATTTGTTGATATGAAATGTCATACTTAAAAGTTTTATTAGTACGTTGTTCTTGCTGAACCCACCAATGCGCTAAATCTTCTCTGTGTTTTAACATTTGTAATAACTGGCCTTTCCCCTTTAAAAAACACATATCACAATTTCCAAACAAAGTGTGTTTGTCTGACGCAATTAAATTCAAATCAAAATTATTATTTTTCCAAAAATCTTGTATGTCTTTTTGCATGATTTTTGCGTCATACAATGGTGTGTAATATTCTGCCTTTCCATTCCTATCTTTTATTCTGTGTACTCTTCTTGGCTCATCTGCCCTTAAACCAATAACCTGGTTTATATTTACATGGCCTATTTCTCTTTCAAACCAAATAATGGCTCTTTGTTTTAGTAAAAAAGTACAAAACCTATTTGTTGAATTTGGTAACTTTCCATAATGATCTATTAATTTTTCAAAAGGCTCTCCATTTCTTGATGCAGTTTCATAATCCACAAATTTATATTTAAACATCCAACCTTGTGTTCCTTTACCCTGTGCATTTTTATCAACATCATAAAGTTCAATCCAATGTATTTTACAATTCCATTTTTCCTCACAATCCCTTACAAAATCTAAAGTTTGTGGCATTTCCTTCCCTGTGTTAGCAAACACCACATGAATATCATCAGGAAGTTTGCCTTCATAGGCTTGTAGTATCTGCCACAACATAAAGCCAGACGTTCTGCCACCACTAAAGCTAATTAATGCTGGGCCTTCTATTTTGTATGGATTTTTCAATGCTTTTTCTCCTTCTCCTTGGTCTTTTTTTTACCAAAAATACGATCATATTCTTGGTCAAATTTCTTTTTATTGTAGGGTCTGTATTCGCTACCTTTGCTCATATTATTACCTCTATATCTGTAAACAAATCTCCATCAGGAGCTAATCTTTCTTTTGCAATCTCTATGTACTCTTCATTCAATTCACAAAGTATGGCATTTCTATTATGGCCATTGGCTAAGAGAGCCGTTGTTCCAGAACCACCAAAAGGATCGAGAACTGTACCGCCTTCAGGACAACCAGCTAACACACATGGTTTTATTAAATCAGGTGGAAAAGTTGCAAAGTGCGCTCCTTTAAATGGTTTAGTTGCTATTGTCCATACCGATCTTTTATTACGTTTTTCTCTTATGGCTTTAAAACTTCCATCATGCCTACTGCCTTTCTCTGGATTAGACCATTTGCCTTTGTAATAACCCTTCTCCCTTTCAACTTCATGTGTTTTGCCAGGTGCATAAATACTATCTTCCTTTATGGCTTCGTTATCAAAATAATACTTAACACTCTTACTCAATAAAAAAATATATTCATGTGCCTTTGTACAACGATCTTTAACACTTTCAGGCATAGGGTTTGGTTTATGCCAAATAATATCTTGTCTTAAATACCAACCATCAGCCTGTAAAGCAAAAGCCACTCTCCAAGGAATACCTCCAAGCTGCTTTTTAGATAAATAACTATCACCCAAGTTAAGCCAAACTGTGCCATCATCTCGCAACACTCGTTTTACTTCTCTGAAGACAGCAACCAAGTTATCAACAAATTCTTCTGGTGTTTCTTCCAACCCAAATTGATTATCCTTTCTTACCGCTCCACATTTAGGACATTGTTTTTCGTAATAGCCTTTAGTTTTTGTATTCTCCCTAGATGGTCTATTCTCATTAAACTCTTTATTACCCATTTTTTTTGTAGCATTTGGGTTAGCTACATGGTCGCAACTTTTGTCTCCACCTTCCCATTCAGCAGTTCCATAGTCTCTTAATCCCCAATAAGGCGGAGAAGTAATACAGGTATTAATAGATTGACTTTCTATCTTTTTAAGTGTGTCTAAACAGTTACCTTGATAAATTTTTATACTCATATCAACTTTATATCTTTATCTTTTTTCAACACATCCAATACGGGAGATTCATCATTTCTAAACAACGTCATTACAGACGTATCAACATCTCCACTATTGGTCTTAACTACGCTTGCCCTAACCACTCTTGTTGGTTCAGGGTTTACGCCTTGCTCCATGCAAATCTGTTCAAAGTCATTGGCTAACCATAGTGCTAGTGCAAACCTCATTCCGTCAACGATACTGGAAGCACCTCTAATAGACTGTCTTGCCTCCATACTGCTCTCTGTGCCAACTAAACCACTCTTGTTCATGTGATGTATAGACAACGTAGTCGCTCCTAGTTGTGCCGATATACTGGCGCAGAACGAACACCACAACTGCGCTGACTCGTTACTGCTACTGATAGGGCTAGAAGCACTCACAAAGCTCTGTATTGGGTCAAAAACAACTAACTTAAGGTCTGGTATTGATTTAAGCTCTTCGACTAATTCTGTGGCTTGTGCGGTGATATTGTCCTCTGTTAATAAGATCATAGGTTTACCATGATCTGCAATCGTATAAACAAAGACATCATAAGGTGCATCAAACCTAGTTCCATGTGGGTCTATTGTGTCTATACGTCTCCATACTTCACTTTGGTTATCTTCTGAGCTAAGTATGACGGTATTGCCTTGCTGGATTATATTTTTACCTAAAAATTTTCCTCCCCCCTTTGCCAAGTTCAAGGCTAACTGCAAAGCTAAGAATGATTTACCAATACCTCCTACGCTTGATAAAACTCCTGGTGATTCAAGCGGAATTAGACGGTCAACTAACCATTTGATAGGAGGAGGACTACCAACTAGATTCTTTATAGCGTACCGCCTAATCCCTAAACCAAAATCTTCAATCTCTTCTTTAACTTTATCTAACCCTTGTTGTTGGTGTAGATCGTTAAAGTCTCCAATGATTGAAGGTAATTTTACTACAGAGTTATGCACAGCTTTTACACATTCTTCTGCTTTCTGCTGGCCTACTCCATTCTTATCATTATCAAAGGCAATGATGAACTTGGCTTGTGTTCGCTCCCGCATCCTGTTCATTGCCTCTAAACCAAAAGTCGCTGAAAAAACAACAACTACTGGCAAACTTGTTGCTAAATGTACGCTAACTCCTGTAGCGACTCCTTCAACAACAACTATCTTTTCTAAAGTGTGTATCTGTTTCAAATCAAAACCAATGGGAAAGACATTTCCTTTCACTTCACTAGCAGATACGAACTTTTTACCGCCTTTTTTGTCTATGTACTGGAGACTTCTTAACTCACCTGTAATACAATGCGCAACGGGAATTATCAGGCTACCGTTTAATTCCTTTAACCCATAATTATTAACTATATTTTTTGCACTTAAATAAGGATGCTCAACACAATCATTGCACTTTTTAAATCTCTCTCTAACCTCTTCTGCTACTTCATCTTGCCTCCGTTTCTTATGTTCTTCCCCTTGACGTATAGCTTCTTCGAGTTTGGTCTTTAATACCTGTCTCTGAGTATCATTTAATTGGTTGGGGTCAACAGAAGACCACTTACCTTGTAAGCCTGTTCTCCAGTTACCCCATACGCAGTTCTGATAATCGCCTGTCTCGTTAAAGACATACCAACCAGAACGCTCTCCATGTTTATCAGGGCGAACACCAGCTCCCGCTCTAACGGGTACTCTGACTAATTCGCCTGTGGTATTAATGTAATCAATGAACAGACCATCATCAGTCATTTCATTAATTAATGAATCTATGCTTTTCTTTTGTCCACGAAATTGAAAGTTCTCGTCAATGACGATTCCCTCTTCGCCTACATACTTTCTTAAATCAACCATTTTCTCGTAATTCTTTTACGAGAAGTCCTTTATCAGCTAACTCCGAACAATAATTTAGATACTCTGCTATTGCTTTACCAAATAATTTTATTCTTTGATCTCTCTCCCACTCGTGCATTACAAATGTGTTTTCCTTCTTTGCAATGTCTAAGTAAGTATCTTTTGTTAAGGTCAAGGCATACTTGATGCCTTCATAATTTAATTGTGCGACATACGGTAAAGGTTCTCCTCTTTCTAATCTTTCCTTTATCTTCTTGGTGTGTTCCATACAACAACTTCCGTAGTAACGATCCTCTACTCGTAATAACAGACCTCCGCTGGGTGACATGCAATAACTGCACAACGAAGGCCTGTCATACTTTAGGGGTTCACTAGAACGGGACATCTTCGCCAGACGTTTCTTCTTTAGGTTTCTGCGCTACCTTCTCTGTAGTTTCTTTTTTTACCACAGGTTGAAACGTGTTACCGAAGTCTTCCTTTATTTCCAGATAACCCTTATCTCCTTCGACAAGTTCTGCTGACAGAGACTTGCCTAATAGTTGAACACTAGGATCAGTTAATGCGCCTGTAACTCCACACGCTTTACCAATCTTTCTTAAGGTTTCTACACCTATGCTAACTGCCTTATCGCTTGTGTTATGTGCCATAGTACAAGCATAGTTCATGTTAATAGTGGTATCTTCTACTTCAAAGAATAACTTTAAAGCCTCCCAACCATTAGCACCTGTGATAATTTCATCACCACAGAATGTCATGTTATACCTACCTGGTGTTAGCTTACCTCCGCCTCCACCGCCTTCGCTTACGCTATCCACATCTAAGTCGTGGCCATACTTGGTTAAATCTACCATTGTTATCTCCTTAGTTATTAATTATTGCTTCTCTGATTGTAGGCCAATCAAAAGGTAGCTCTGGTTCTAGTGAGTACCTGTTCTTAGCTAGAAATGCTGGTCTGCTTTCTGTGTAAATAACGCGGTCTCCCTGTACTGCTTTTGTGTTTGTCTGCCCGCCTTTCCCCTGTGTTTTAACTGTTCCAAGTTTATAGTTGGCAAAGAAACAACAATCACTATGCTCAAGTATTAAGTCTCCCGCTTTCCTATGCAACTTCAGCTCGTGTCTGTCGTATGCCTCAATCTCAGGCGACTCAAATCTTTTTATTTGGTTATGTGCAATCTGAATAATTGTCATGCTCTTTTCATCTCTAAGACGATTGAGTATGTCTATGTATTCTCTCCATTGTTTAAGAGCTTCCACATAGCCACGACCATAACCAAATTCTTCAATAGACTTCTTGCCATGTTCTTGACAAACCTTCTCCCAAACCAAGGGTTCAAGCCAGTCCAAACTATCTACAGCTAAAGTCTTATACTCGTGATCTTCGTCTAATAAAGTTTTTAAATTAGCTACAAACGAATCGTAATCATTAGCTACAGGAAAGTGGTCACATTGAATCTTACCCATACCGTCTTCTGTCAAAGCAAAGATAGGTGCATTCATACCAGATGCGAAAGATGTTTTACCAATCCCCGCACCTCCATATAAAACTATCTTAGGTGGCTTAAGTTTACTTTTCTTTCTTATATCAGCTAGACTCATCTTCCACCTCTATTACTTCTGCTTCAGACTCTACAGCGGCTTTTAGTTGGTCACTGTAATATCCAATCAAAATATCCATTTGCTCAACATTCAAGTTAGCTTCCTGTATATATCTATTCTTTTGCTCTTGATGCATTTTGCATTTGTTAAGAATTAAAACTGCTTCGTCAGATAAATCAGATACCTTATACTCAGGCCCGTCATCTGAAAATCTTACAGTTTCTTCCTGTACTTCCTGATTATTTTTATCAGTCATTTTTTTCTCCTACATATTGTTTATAACTATCGCAAATGTCCTTCGCATTACAGAAACGACAAGTCTCTTTGCTTGGGTTGTATTGCGGTTCTTCTTCGTCACAAGCGTCTGCCGCTGGCTTCAAAGTCTCGTAACCCCAGTCCACTAGATTAGCCGCAGACATGGAATAAGATCGTATAGCACCGTCTTTGTGCCATGATCTAGGTTGTACTATTGTCATGGTAACTACTGTGTCTTCGTTACCGTATCTTGATAAAGCTCCCAATGCGTAGATTAATAACTGCGTATTGTTCTCTACGTCTACAGGAAACTTACCTGACTTTAAATCTATAATCTCTAATTCTTTCTCTCCTATCAGAATCGCATCTGCTGTTCCCCAAATGTGTTCTGATATTTCCTCCATGCTGACTCTTTCTTCTATCAGCATCTTTGCATCTAATTCTTCTTTTCTTTTATTAACGTAGTCCACATAGACTTCAGCGCACTTAATCATGTCTTCGTCAACTTCAATCTCAAACTCTTCTACTAATTCTTTTCTGCCTAACCAGTAGTCTCTAAGGGTTACATTCTCTAAACGATCTTTGAATAACATCTCTGACATACTGTGGACAAACGTACCAGAGGCAGCTGCATAGCTTGTAGAGTAAGGCACTTGACTTGCTAGATCGGGTTGTCCAGGACAAGCCATCCATATCTTTGAACCACTAGGACTTAGTTTAGCGTGCGCCATTGTGTACCAGTCTTCCCTTCTCGTACTCTTCTATATAATCTATATCGTAAAGCACCTTGCCACCGATCTTAAAGAACTCAGGCCCTTGTCCTTTACCCCTTTGATTCTCTAGGGTTCTAGGACTTATCTTCCATCGTTGCGCTAGTTCTCTGGTGTCAAGAAATTTGCTGGTTTTATCTTCCATATTTTCCATTATTACTCCCTTCTGTACTCTTTGATTGCTAATAATACATTTTTTAACTAAAATATCAACTGCAAGTGATGAAAAACTTTAAAAAAGATAACAAAGCCACCAATCGTCAGGTTGGAGGCGATCACTATAGGAGTCTGAAGATCACTCCTACGCAGTATATATATGCTAATGATCTGTCTTGGAATCTAGGTAACTGTGTTAAATACATAACCAGAAACAAAGAAGACAAGGTAGAGGACTTATTAAAAGCAAAGCATTATATAGACTTGGAACTAGAGATGGTCTACGGATGCAATCCCGAAGGTATACGGGAGGAAAATAAATGAGCCAATATATAGATAAGGTAAAGATAGATGGCAAGACTACGAGTCTTAAAGACAATCCTTGCATATCAGTATGTAGTTTGACTTATGGAGCTGGAGACAAATGTATTTGTGGTCGCAGTTTTAGTCAGGTTTCTAACTGGAATGGTTATGATGATGTCACTAAGAAGATAATCGTAATGAACGCTATAGAAGATAAGGAGTCTTTTCCAAGACAGAAACTTACCTTCTTAGCGGATGAATACGATATATCTATGGACTCTGCCAAACAAATCTTTGTCACAGACAGAAAGGAAACATAACATTATTCACCATCAATAATGTTTTGTATGTGTTCTCCTACAAGGTT